GGATTTAGAGCTGCTACTCCTGTCGTTAGAGCACACGCAGGTAGCCACACTCTACTCACGAGTAATGCAGGAGACGCTTTCAGCACTGTGCTCAATGACTTACGAGAAAGAGCAATCGATTATCCACCAAAATCTTTCGGATTCTATGAGTATTCTGCGCCACAGTATTGCAAGATAAATGACCGGCAGGCTTGGGCTTTGGCTAACCCTTCTCTGGGGTACACAATTACAGAGGAAGCAATCGAAGAAGCCATAGCCACATCGCCTATTGAGAATACTCGCACTGAGACTCTTTGCCAGTGGATCGATTCGCTTAGCAGCCCTTGGCCTCATGGCGTATTAGAGGACACATCGGATAGCACGTTAGAAATGGCTGTGGGGGCTTATACTGTGTTTGGTTTCGATGTCAGTCCGTCTCGTAGAAACGGAAGTCTCACTGCTGGTCAATTGCTTCCAGACGGACGGATTGGCATCGGAATCTTGGAGACTTACAGCTCTCAAGTTGCTATAGATGAACTGAAGATGGCGGCAAGTATAAAGGCATGGTGTGACATATATAAGCCTCGCCTAGTCTGCTATGACAAGTATGCTACTCAGACTATTGCAGATCGCTTGTCTAATGCCGGTGTCGTAACTGAAGATGTCTCAGGCCAGCAATTCTATAAAGCCTGTGGCGATCTACTAGAAGGCTTGGTCAATGCTCGCATAGTCCACAATGGACAGGCTGAACTGATCCAGCAGATGAATAACTGTGCAGCTAAAGTCAATGATTCGGCTTGGAGAATTATCAAGCGCAAGTCTGCTGGAGATATTTCAGCACCAATCGGATTGGCAATGGTTGTAAGCAAGTTAATGATCCCTCAGCCTAAGCCTCAGATATATACTTAGACACGCCCTATCACATTGTCTATTCTCTTGACAAGTGCTACCATTTATGTCTATGGGTCGATTATTGCAAGCATTTGGTCTTGAGTCTAAGCCTTTATTAGAGGCTCAAGCAGCTCCTCAAGTCCTTGGTGAGTATTCACCTTATGCGATGCCGTTTCAATTTGCTTATGTCGGCAGAAACGAAGCGATCTCAGTGCCTGCACTTATGCGCTGTCGTAATTTATTAGCTGGCACTATTGGCGCAATTCCTTTAGAGCTTTACAAAAAATCTACTAATGAAGAGCTTGGCTCGCCTGCATGGTTAGAGCAACCTTCGTACTCACAGCCACGATCTGTAACTATTGCGTGGACTGTTGATTCACTTTTATTCTACGGGCAAGCATTCTGGAAGGTTGTTGAGGTCTATCAAGAAGATGGCAGACCTTCTCGCTTTGAGTGGATCGCTAATAGCCGAGTAACTGCAACACTAGATAAAGATAATGTCTTTGTAAAGTCTTATGCAGTTGATGGAACTACTTTGCCAATGGACGGACTAGGATCTCTAGTCACCTTCCAATCGCTAAGCGATGGCATTCTTAATACTGGTACTTCAACAATTCGCGCTGCTATCGATGTCCAAAAAGCAGCTACTATCGCTGCATCGACTCCAATGGCTACAGGATATATTAAGAATACCGGTGCTGATCTAGATCCTAAAGAAGTCCAAGGATTACTAGCATCATGGAAAACTGCTCGCAATAATCGCAGCACTGCTTACTTGACATCTACTCTTGAATATAACCCTGTGTCATTCTCTCCTAAAGACATGATGTACGGAGAAGCAATATTTAATCTGGCTACTGAGATTGCTCGCCTGTGCAATGTGCCTGCTTACTATGTCTCAGCAGATCAGAATAACTCTATGACTTATGCCAATGTGCAGGACGAGCGTAAGCAATTCTTGACACTATCTCTACAGCCATTTATTAGCGCAATCGAAGATCGCCTTTCAATGGATGACATCACTGCTCGTGGAAATGTTGTCAAGTTTGATATTGACAAGAACTTCTTACGCACTGATCCACTGCAAGAACTAGCAGTAATCGAAAAACTTCTATCGCTTAACCTAATCACACAGGAGCAGGCTATGAAGATGACCGATCTAACACCTAATGGAAGCCAAGGTCTAGAATGAGCCAAATAATCACCTTCTCAGCTGAACTAACAGCAGACTCAGAGAGCCGCACAGTATCAGGCAAGATCGTGCCTCTTAATGTTGAAGCAGGATCTACCAATATGGGCAAAGTTATCTTTGCTTCTGGATCTATTGCTATCGAAGATCCTAAGGCAATTAAACTTTTGAGCCAGCACGATAACAAGAAGCCTCTAGGTCGCATGGTCTCATTTAGCGAATCAGAGAACTCAATTGATGCAGTATTCTCAATCAGTCGCTCACAGCGCGGTACAGAAGCCCTCATCCTTGCAGAAGAAGGATTGCAATCAGGTTTGAGCATCGGGGCAGAAGTCCTCAAGTCAAAGATTAAGGATGGCGTGACTTATGTATCCGCTGCTCGCTTGATCGAAGTAAGTTTAGTAACTGACCCAGCATTTAAGTCTGCTCAGGTTACTGATATTGCAGCAGAAGAATCTGCTGTAGAAGAACCAATCCAACCAACAGAAAGCGAGACAGCCACCGTGGAAGAAACCACTCCAGCAGTCGAAGCAACACCAGTTGAAGCACCAGCGGTTGAAGCTGCTCGCCCAACTGTATCAGCAGCATACTTTACACAGCCACGCATTGAACTAACAACTGCAAAGTATGTAGAGAACACAATCCGCGCAGCAATGGGTGATGACTCAGCTCGTCAATACATCGCAGCAGCAGATAGCACAGTAAACAACCCTGGACTAGTTCCAACACGCCAGTTGTCAGAAATCATTAACCCACTCGGCACAACAATCCGTCCTTCAATCGAAGCAATCTCTCGTGGAGTATTGCCAGATGCAGGTATGACTTTTGAGATCCCAAAGATCACAGCAATGCCAACTGTTGCAGAAACAGCACAAGGTAATGCATTTAACGAAACAGATCAGACATCAGATTTCTTGTCAGTAACTGTTAAGAAGTACGCTGGACAACAGACATTCTCTGTTGAACTTTTAGATCGTACATCACCTGCATTCTTTGACGAGCTTGTACGCAACATGGCAGCAGCTTATGCTAAGGCTACAGATGCAGCAGTAAACGCAGCACTTATCTCAGGCGCAACAGCAGATGCAACAACCACAGTAACTTACCCAACAGCAGCCGAACTTCTCGGAGTAGTTGCTCGCGGTGCAGCTTCTGTCTATGGCGCAACACTTGGCCTACCAAACCCATTCGCTCGCAACATGATTGTAAACACTTCACAGTGGTCAAACATCATGACATTGAACGATTCAGGACGCCCTATCTACACAGCTTCACAGCCACAGAACGCAGGCGGAGTTGCTTCACCTACAGCCCTACAGGGTAATGTTGCAGGACTTAACCTCTATGTAACACCTAACACTGCTGCTGGAACTGACACAGATGGTTCAATCATCATCGTAAACCCAGATGCGTACACATGGTACGAGTCACCAACATACCGCCTACGCGCAGAATCAACTGCAGCAGGACAGGTAACAATCGGCTACTACGGCTATGGCGCAATTGCGACTAAGGTCGGAGCAGGCGCATTCAAGAACAACAAGGCGTAAGCCACACTTAAGTCGCTCTAGGGGGTCGGTAGCCCTCCGACTCCCTAGAGTCTTTAGAAAGGAATGGGAATGGCACTCGCAACAGTAGCAGAACTTCGCAGCACTCTCGGAGTCGGTACTTTGTATACAGATGCCACCCTGCAAGAAGTTTGTGATGCAACAGATGCAGTCCTACTGCCAATGCTATGGGCTCCTAAATGGTTCGCAGTAGCGCACAGCAACATCGTAAGCGAAGGCACTCTTTACTTTGACATTCCTGTTGCAGACATATTCTATGTCGGACAGACTGTAACTATTTCTAATTCTGGCACTAAATACAATGGATCTAAAACTATTGCAAGTGTTGAAGCGTATTCCATCTCAGTGCCTACGACTCACACAGTCGCACAACCTAAGCACCCTATTGAGCCTTTTGGTACAGTAGCAGCTGAGACTTACACAGACTGGACAACCGATATGGCAGTCCAGCAAGCAGCTCTTATGATATCTGTTGAAATATGGCAAGCGCGTACAGCCACCCTTTCAGGCAGTAACGCTGTCGATTTCCAGCCGTCCCCGTACAGGATGTCGGCGCAATTATTGGCCAAAGTACGGGGCTTGGTTTCTCACGCGCTTGACCCTAGAAGTCTTATAGGCTAGGTCATGCCAGCACCAGCCATAACGACACTTCGCACTACTTTAGCCACCGCGCTAGTAGATAACACACGATGGAGCACTTTTGCGTTTCCACCAAGCACAGTATTAGCCAACAGCGTAATCGTGTCACCAGATGATCCATATTTAACACCTAACAATAATCAGCACACTACGATCAGCCCGATGGCATCCTTTAAGCTGCTGCTTGTATGTCCATTATTCGATAATGAAGGCAACCTTAACGGCATAGAAGACTTTGTCGTTCGAGTGTTTAATCTTCTCGCTGCATCTTCTTTGACCTATAATATAAGCGCAGTAAGCGCACCTAGCGTTCTCAATGCGGCAAGCGGAGACTTGCTCAGCTGCGAGATGTCAATATCAATCCTAACAAGTTGGAGCTAATATGTCAGAGCTAACACCAGAGGATCTAGCCTTCTTGCGAAAGATTGGTCAGACTCCAGCAGTACCAGCACCAAAGCCAGTAACTACCAAGAAAGATGAGGAATAATCAATGGCAATTTTCTTAAACAATAAGGTCGGATTTAAGATTGCTACTGTCAATCTTTC